GAACAAAGTTCCATCTGGGGCTTCAATCGTTGTTCCGGCCGTAGCACCTGCAGTGCCTTCGGTTTGAACCGTAATGGTTCCACCTGCAGCAGTCGTAGCGATTGAGGCGTGGGTATTGGACGAAGAAGCAAGAACCCGAAGGTTCTGCCCCAACCAATTACCGGCACGAACTCCTTCTGCCATCTTGCTCAACGTAAAGTTATCAACAATCTTTTCAATCTCTTTAGCCGCATTCTGCAATAAGGCATCCTTCATGTCGCTAGGGTCAGCTTGAGTAAATAACTCCTCAACTTTATCAATTGAAAAGTTGTAATACTTCTGCTGATTAACGACCAATTCTTCAGACGTATCAAAGAGGGACTGGGTGGACATATCCGTTCCTGCAGCGTAATCAGCCGTAGCTATATCGTGCAAGAAGGATAGAATCCTTACCCTGTCTCCGAACTCTTTGATTTCTCCCTCGTAATCTTTATTCGTTACGGCAGGAGTAATCGCCTGCTGATAGAACTTGCGAAGTACGCCCGATGCAAAATTTATACCAAAATCATTTATAGCCAAATCAGTATATCTTATTTTCCTATTAACGAGCTAAACCCGTTAATAGTTATTAAGATACTTTTTCCGACCTTCCGCCGACCTTATACAATCTTCCCCGCCCGCAAAAGTTTCTCATATCTTTTCCAATCGTTCTTCATCATATCTTTTATCTCTTCTGCGGTCAGTTTTGCCTCTGGAATGACTTGTCCTCCGCCTGTCGGCTTTTCAAGCCCTTTTCTTTTGGGCTTTTCTTCCAACAGGTTCTGTTCGGCAAGGAAGAGCTGCGCCGCCTTTCTTATTGAAATTCGGCTGTTCTCTTCATCTTCAAGGAAAGTTTCAAACTCCTCTTTTCTCTCTTTGAGAATGGGAAATTCAATTTCAACTTCCTTTCGAGCTTCCCTTTTTTCAAGGGAATGAAGTTTCTCATTCAGGGCTTTAATGTCGCCCTTCAGAGCCTTGCCTTCCTCGGAGAACACGTCTTCCTCTAATTCTGGTTCGGAAGGTGCTGAAGTTTTTAACTCTTTTACCAACTCCTCGGCTTCTTTCCTTTTCTTACGCTCTTCTTCAAGAGCTTGATAAGGAACGAACCCCTTTGGAGGTTTCTGCGGTTGCGGTTCTTCAGCTGGTTCCTCAACCACAGGGGCGGGTATTTCTCCCGTGCCAGGTGTCGTATCTGGCATAACGACTTTGTTTTCAATTTCCATTGTTATTTTAACGTCTTAATTGACGAAGCGACCTTTTACGGCCAGTCGCTGGCCGAAATGGTTTTTAACGAGGTGCCATTCCTCAAACAACTAAACTCTTTTTCCTTTGTGATGGTGATACGCCATATTGTTTCTTTTTGTTATTTGGCGACCTTTGCCATTAAAATACTAATGTCTTGAATATCCACAATCCCGTCTTTATTCAAGTCGCAGGACTTCCCTTGGTTAGCGATACTAAACCCCATAGCAAACCCCACAAGCATTCCGAATGTTATTGCCGATAGAATTATGAGAAGTTTCATACTAGATATTTTTTATAAACAAAGCTGATATATTCACGGTTGTTCCTGTTATATCCCCCATATCAACCGTCCAGGGCTGTCCCACATTGTCTTGCGGGATTGGAACTGCTGGGGCTATGCCTGAAGTTGCGTCTGCTGGGACTGTCAATGAAAGCACCACACCATAACCCGTTCCGCATCTAACATCTATATCCACCGCCGCATCCGAGGTATTTGCCGCCACTATCCAAGCAAGGTCAAGAAATGTGCTTGCTATTCCCGCCAACAAGTTAGTTTCTGTTCCGTTTGCCAATGCAACATAAGCCGTCTGTATTAAATCCCTTACCTGATACGGGGTTATTACCTGCCTGCCAAGGTCATCGTAAGATGCATTTACTCTATCGGCATTCGCAACTGCCGTGGGGTTTGTCGTTCTTGCAACTCCGCCTATCTTTACCGGATTGCCGGAATCTGCCGCATCGTGGGCTATGCTGCCCTCGGTGCTCCAAGCCGATCCAGAAACTTGATGAACTTGTAATGGATTTGTTGCATCTACCACCGCCGAAACGCTTACCCCCGAAACCAAATCTATTGAAAGGTTTCCGTTGTCATCTACTTGTACTGGACGACGACCGCCTCCTGGGTCTTGTCCATAAATAAGATTTGGCATAATTAGTTGTAAGAAACTATCAATGGGAGCCGAAGCGTGATAACTCGGAGTCCCGTCTCGGACAGTTTCCCACTTATATTAGTTAATAAACGACCTTTATTTATTCAATAATTCCGTTAAATACTTCTCCAGGTTTTCTTTTTCCGTTTGCGGGCTTTCAATAAGGTTAATCAGGGTTGAATATACCGTATGCAATATGATTAAACGCTCATTCTTTTTGGTATCGTTATCCAAATTCTTCCACTGGACTTCTATAATCTTTATCTGGTTCTTGCAGAACTCTTTTATTTTATCCACGCTTACCTCGCCTTCGGAAAGCACCTTATCCCATTCCTCAAACTTCAGCTTTTCGTTAAGCAAAGGGTTTTCGTCAGATTTCAACTCTTCTTTCTTCACGCCCCGTTTTTCCAGTAATCTTAAAAGTAAATTGTGCATATTATCCTATTTTTAACATTGCTATATTGGAGGCGAATTTCCCCGATGTTGCCGCTACCGCATACGTTACCACAAACTTCGGGTCTGTTGTCGTATCTGCCGTATCCGCAAAATCAAGGTTTATTTGGTTGTTTTTACTTGCTTCCCAAGGAGGTGTGGTGTTTGACCTGTCATCATCCCAAACAAATGCAAACTTGCTAACTCCGGTTTTGCTTATATTTGTTAATCCTGTTGAGTTGAAAGCCCAAGTGTTGCTTCCAACTACAACATTCGCAAGGAGTTTGGTTGCTGAAAATGCCGTAGTTCCCCTTGAGTCGTAATCTCCCGCAACAATAGCGGTATTTGAGGCGGGGGCTGAACTTACTATAACGCTTGCACTATCCCAAGAGGTATTTTGGTCATCTTTTAAATTAACATCTATAACGAAATCTGCGGCGGTTATAGAATCTGTATCTGGGATAGTTGATGTATCAAACAAGAAAAATCCTCTTATGATTATACCCCAAGTGTTGGCAGCCACCTCACTATTACCAACTGGAGCATCTGTCGCCGCATCTGAATCTCCCGCAGTAGTGCCTGCCCCCGCAACTAAATTAGCCCAAGTATCGGTAACAGCTTGAAAGGCTCTTCCGTCCACAGTCGTAGTTTCGGGATTTGGGTCTGGGTAAAAATTACTTATAGTGGCATACATTAACTGCCTTTGGGTTACGGGAAACGGGAATAATATCTTCCCCTTAATCAAATCCATTCTTTTCATCCACCACTGAATAAATCTGAGGTGTATTTTATTTTGCCAATCGTCTTTTAGCGTAGCCCAATGGTTTCCGTATCCGTGGCATACCTCGTAAAGAGGCCTCCATTCGCCTGTCCACGATTGGTAATAAATAGGCTTTATGTGATTTACATCTACGATTTCGTCTTTATAAAAGAACCTTGATAAGTGTGGGTTTATTTTTGGCAAGCCCTTATTTATTCTTCCCTTATGAATGGACATAGGGGCAGGTTGCCAGAATAATGGCTTTCCGTATTTTTTAGTTATGAATTGTAGGTCGTTTTCGTCTATCATATTATTTCGTTCCCCAAATCATCTGCTTTGATAACTTTATGTCCTCTTTCTGTTTGAAGTTTTTGATAAATCAACCTTCTCGCCTCGTCTGCGGAAACAGGCGGCAATTCAAATGTTTCCGTTCCTATAAAAGTTCCGCCCGAACTTGCGTTTATTCTGTGAGGTTTTCCTGATACATCATCTGGTATCATTTTTAAGTTATGAAGAAACAATGCTTTGGTTATCGTGTAAAACTGAACCGAAACTAATGTTTTGTTTCTGTGTTGAACAATTGAACTTATATGAAAAGGTGGATAGTATTTCTCAATCATATTATTGAGTTAATGCTGGTTGTGGTTGGGGCAATGGAATGCCTTGCGGCACGCCAGGTTGCCCCATAAGAGCCGTTTGCCCCATTTGGGCTACTTGAGTCGCCTTTTCCTCCGCCTCCTCAACCTGCTTCAATTCATCTGGCGTTAAATCAACCATTTGAAGCATTCTTCTTTGGATTATTTTATTAAGGGCGACATTGTTTGGAAATTGACCTTTGATTAACATAAACTTTTGTATTCCTTTTACATTTTCTTCTTCCTGCTCGGAGCTTGAAGTTACAGTTGGCTCGTATTCCCCTTTCCAGTCAATGGGATACACGGTCTTGGGGTATATTTTTCCCTTTCTATCGGTCTTATACAGCTTCATTACTTTGGGGGCATTTTCCTGCATCATTTTGTCCCACTTTAGAGCCAACTCATACCAGCTCCCCCGATAAAACTTGCTCATTAAAATACTTCGCTCTTGGGCTTTGCCAACCAATATCTGCACCTCGCCCAATGTTATCTGTTTCTTTTCCGATACCCCCTTTTCCGTGGCTGTTGCCCCGCTTCCCCTTTCCACTATGCGGATAAGAAAATCTATTGCGGTAAATGTTTCGTCCAGTCCGTTAATCTGCACGGGCATTATTGTCTTATATGGGTCGCCTGGCGCTGGCAACATTCTGCCCGGCCCTGGCTCATAAGTCTGCGGCTGGTAACCCTGCACGGTTGCGTCAAACCAGGACATCTGGAAATTCTGCAAAGTTCTGTTTTCAACCTGCTGGCTAAACCAAATGTTTATAATTTTATTGGGAGTTCTTACTAAATCTCCGATACCATCGGCATACAGGTCGTTTGTCTCGGGGTCTTCCGACCACACCACAAACGGCCAGAAGTCCACGCCTATTAAGTCCTCCAGTTTTTCGTGTAAAAGCAGATATTTATCTTGAGCATAAACCGCGACCATCCTTTCAAACTTCTTCTTTTTTGTATTCCACATCTTGTGGTAATGTTCGCAAAGATTCACCAATGTGTCTCCGCCCGCGAACCTGTCAAACTCATCCGAATCCACGCCCATCGCCTTTAATCGTTCCTGCTGTTTTTCCAGTTCTTCCTTATTCTCTTGGGATTGTTTAATGCCCCCTTGGCTTAAACTCCATTTCTTTAATTCGTCTTTGCCTTCTTTG